GGTCCCCTCTGGTCCACTTCCATTTCTCTTCATCTCAGCAACAAAGAAATTTTCACCTGAATTTGCCGTACGGTTCGCAACAACCGACTTGCAATCTTCTATCGTTAACTCGGCCAATTCAGGATAGAAATGTGAGAGCAAATTTTGCACTTCAGTGAACTCATTGGGATAGAAAGCTAGAAGACAAAGGGCATTTCGAATGACTTCAGGGTCTTCCAGCTCAGTTTTCCTCCACTCCAGACTATGAGCAATTGACTTCAAACTCGCCACGCCAACGTAACGATTCTGGTAGAGGGTTGGTCTGGCCCCGAGGAAAGTGATCTCCTCGAAACTTCGCAAATCTTCAGAAAGAAATGTGGACTTGTTTTCGTCTGTGTACTTCTGACCGATTTTCCCAAGTTCTTGAGCAATGAGTTTGGGATTCAAGATGTCAGAATTCCTGACTGCGATCACATGATCATCCCCACAAAAGACAGCCCGAACATGTTCATCATAGAATTTCCCTGGATGCAATTTTGCGAAGATGAAACGAAAGTACATTTCATTGACCAAACAATTCACTGATGTAGTGAAGAAGCAACCACTCATCTGACTGCACTTTGTCTTGAAATGGTAATCAGCCAAAACTGCTGAGCTTTGACATTCATGATAATACATGTACCATTTCACAGATTCTGGCACCCATAAGCACAACTGAAAGACCAGATGATAAGCTGCAATTTGGAAATCTTTGACAACCCGTTTGTCAAACCCGCTGTAGTCTCCGGCAATGAAGGAGACATCAGAAGCAATGTGCGTCAAAAACATGTGAAGAGATTCCATGTCAAAAGACAACGGGTTCATGCCAACTGCAATCGGAGTCGTCTCCCAAGAATGACAAAAGGCTGCAAGAAGAGCACCGAAGTGCATGCGAAACACTGTCATGGCAATCAAATCATTACAGAAGATCACCCTAGTCGCACCCTTCTCAACCTTGTCTTGTGGTCTCAACTCATCCTTGAGGTAACCAGTGAAAACGTGATTTCGAGCCAATTCAGCAACGCCCTCTCTTCCATTCAAGGCATATGCTTCTATGATCTGTTGATCCAATCTCGTGACCGCCATCTCAAAGTCGGGTGTCCAAGTTATGTTGCCTTTCGCATCCACGTTCAGGTACTCACGCTTTCCACCCTTCTTTGATAGAACACGTGTTGGTAGCCCAGGAGAAGTCTTGATGGTTATGCTCCGCAAGCAACCAGGAATGCCACAAACGGCTTCTCGAAGACTCAATTTCGAGCGTCCAGCACACCAATTCAAATTGGCTGAATAGTTTGCCAACATCCTCTCACCTACCACATTCAGAATTCCCTGGTCACGTTCTGTCAAGACAGGAGCCTCTGTCGCTCCAATATCATTCAAGAACACAACAACGGGATCAGGAGGAGTTCGTGACAACTTCGCTGGAATCTCATCACTTGAGAATGAAAGTAGCCCATGCCATTGTGATCGACGATACTTGCTTTTCGGCGGCATATTGGCCACAATCAATGGGTTGGCTTTTTGACAGAATTCCAAATTTGGTCCAGCAATAGCACTCTCATAGCGGATTATCTGCTCTTCGGGCTCATTGTCTTCCTCTTCTTTAGATTCCTCTTCATCATCTTCATCAAAGAGTTCCGCATACAAAGGCACAGCCAAACCCCATTTCATAGGGTTGCTTCCATGATTCACAGTCCCCGCAACATGCATGCCCACAATTCGGCCAACCTGATCTGAAGAATTGATCACCACTGCAGATCCACAATCTCCATGCTCAGAAGCAGCCGGATATTTCCACACAGCTTTTTGTCTGAAGCAATGCTGACGGTCTTG